AGGTTGAGGGATTGGTTCAGGTGTAGGCTCGGGCGCAGGTTCAGGGATAGGAGTGGGAGATGGTTCAGGCGGTGTGGTTTCTGTTGGGCTTGGGGTTGGGCTTGGCGTTGGACTTTCTGTTGGTGAAGGTGATGCTTCGTTCGATTCAGGAGAGGCTATCGGACTTGGAGAGGGCGAACTGGTTGGCTCGGGACTCGAAGTTGGCTCAGGCTCACTCGTTGGCGATGTTGAAGGTGAAGGACTCGGGGCTGGTTCAGACGGAGTTGGACTTGGAGTCGAACTTGGCTCGGGAGTCGGCTCGACAGGAGCGGGAGAAGGCGAACTGGAAGGTTCAGGGGTAGGAACTGATCCGATGGTTAATGAAACCTCGTTTGACCATCCTGAATAAACGGCGTAAGTGTCATTATCTGCCCTTACTTTGAAACTAACAACACCATTCGGCAAATTACCAACCGAGGCACTAAGAGTTGTTGAAGCAATCGCGAATCCGCTTTGCCAATTATCGAACGACCAAAAGATTGCGTATCGCTCAACTGGAGTATTTCCCTCAACTGGTGCGCTCCAATTTAGGGTTGCAGTCGAACCATCTACTTGACCTTGAAGGTTTGAAGGCGTTGCTAGAGATCGAACTACTGGAGCGGGTAAAGGTTTAATAACTAATACGACAGTGAGCCTTTTACCTACACCCGTACAAGGATCACCAAAAACAAGGTTCGACGCAACAATAGATAATGATTCGTTACTTATCGCATTTTGAACTACGGCGACTGAATTGGAGGCGTGACAATTCCCAATGGTGTTGCCTACTGGTGTTCCATAAGAAACAAAACTAACCGAATCGATTTTATATCCGCTTGGCGCGGTCAAGGTTAGAGTTTGATTTTCATTAACTGTCGCAAAGATTGTTTCTGTGGCGTGAGCAAGACCCGCAAACAAGATCGGTAGTAGTGCCGAGGAAACAAAAAGACTAAACGCCCACAATACATAAACTAATCTTTGTTTTTTCACTTGGGTCGAATCCTTTGGGCATAGGTGACTTAATACCCAATTTTAGTACATAACTAAATTAACAAGTGTTACTAACTTACAATCTCCACGGGTTTTCTTGAGCGAATGACACGGGGACGGTGATGTTGAGATTCTTCTTTGGTTCATAGAGAGCGAGCAATACCGCCTCAGCACGATCGGGAGATCCCATTCCTCGGCTTTTCATTTCGGTTTTCTTTTCGATAGCGATACGCCCGCTTGAGTCTGACTTATAGGCAGGAGATCCCAATTGGGCGATAGTTTTAGTATCTACATCTAGGCGCACCTGTTGGGTCGTATTACCTAAACTGTCGGTGATCGGTTCAACCATTGTTCGACCATTCCACCACATTTCGGCGCGTTGGTTTACGAACTTAGCAGCGTCTAAGGCTCGTTCGCCAACTTTAACTGGGACGATCGTTGACTTGTGCTTACCTTCGTTGTACCAAGTCTGTAGTAATGAGGTAACTCCCCAACCAACTCCGATAGCGTCGATCTTTACAACAACTGGTTGAGATACCTGTCTATTGCGATGAATAACTTCTGCTTTTTTAATTTCTTCAAGGATCGTGCGAGCAACATCTACCGCATTTTGGTTTTCTGCTCCACTTGACTTATGAACAATTGATACTCGGAATCCATCCGCCCTTGCCACCACCATTTCATCACCGCCATCGGAAGCGATATCAACCCCCAAGCGAACAAGATTAGAACTCGCAGGGTTTTCATTTTGCGTGGCTTCCTCCGCCCATGTGAGAGGTATGACGCGATTCGCAAAAGTTTTAGGGAATCTGGCATTGATACGGGCTTCTGCGAAAGGTGATTCCGCACCATACTCCGAAAGGACATCATCAACCCATTTCTTATCGATTAGATGGGAAGCAACTTTATGGGGACTTGCTATTGGAGGGCATGAGCGACACCAACCTGTATCTTCACCCGTGTAAGCAGGAGTTTCATATGCGCTAATTTTGATCACATTGTAAAGATCGCTGTGACATATGCGTTCAAACCATGTTGAGTCTTGATCCGTACTTGGGTTTCCAATTGCGAGGAGTCGAGTGTGATCACCTGTCATAAGTGCTTCGAGAGCCTGACCTGTACTTGTAGGGATACCACCTGCTTCGTCAACCACAACTAATAGATGGGGCGCGTGAATACCTTGAATAGAGGCTTCGTTATTAGCACCTGAGGATAATCCGTAAGCAACAATTCCTCCATTGAGTTGCCATTCGACAGATAGAACTTCTCCTGGCAAATTATGTTTAGTCGCTACCTTGCGTACTTCATTCCATAAAATGTTTCGAACCTGTCTAAAGGTTGTCGCTGTTGTAACTACTTGAGCCGTTCCTGGAGGATGAGATGAAACCCACCATGCTACCGCCCTAGCCGCAATAAATGATTTTCCTGGGGCGTGACAAGCGGGCACTGCTGTTCGTTTGTTATCTCTAACTGAATCTAAGATCTCGCGTTGTTTCGACCATAGAGTTTCTCCGAGTCCCTCTGCTACGAAACCAACTGGATCGTTCTCATATCTTGCCCACGGATTAGTTTTATGGTTTTTTAGTATTGCTTTGAGTGCTAACCGCTTTTCGGGATCTAATCCTTGTATTACATGACGGCGTTCATCAGGCGTTGCCGTTAGCATCATTGTCAGGAGATCCTGTGCCACGCTTTGCCTCCAATAATCCTTTTATCTCGGATTCGAGATCCGCTACTGAAACATTTAACTGAATCGGTGCGCCTTCACTCCCCGTATGTTCAAGCCTATCTGTTTTACCCCAATCTTTAGGGTGAGATCGTTCTAAGTACCATGCTGCTGCTGTCCAAGTACCATCAACTGCCGCTTTACGGATTAAGCCTACTGCTTGAACGACCGCTACTGCCCTTGCCTTTTTTATAGCGTCGCAAAACTCGCGGTAAGGCGTTTCTACTGGATCGGGTTCGGCTGTTTCGTCTTGGTCGAGTCGATCGATTTCTGCTTGTCCGCGTTCTAGCCATCTAAAGTATGTGGCGGTGTGGATTCCTGCGTATTCGCAAGCATGGTGCTGGAAGTTACCTGATTGGATCGCGGTAACTATTTGCTGTTGAATCTCTGGAGTCAATAATGATTTTCTACCCATAGGCTGATACTGTACCCCTATCTTTGACTAACTGGGGGTTATTAAACCATGATCTATAACAAATCTTTACTTCCTAAGCGTGTCATGGTACTAGCACCGCACCCTGATGATGAGGTGTTAGGAGCGGGCGGTCTGTTATCAAGACTAGCGCGGGAGAACTCCGACGCTTTGGTTATTTATGGGTCTATGCCGAACGATACACGGATGACGGAAGCAAAAACTGGATTATCCATACTTGACGACTTTAGCGAGCGCATTGACTATGAGTATCTGTATTCCGAAACAGATGGAGATCTTGACCAATTTCCTATGAAAACATTGATCACTGACATTGAAACATACATTCAAAGGTTTATGCCCGACCTAGTTATTATGCCTGAACCTGGAGGATTCCATCAAGACCATCGCGCCATATCCCAAGCAGCGATAGCAGCATTACGCCCAAATGGAGGAACTTTTAACTTTCGCCCACCTATTGTTGCGGTATATGAGGAGCCTTCTGATTACTGGACTCTTGAAACGGAACAACATCATCCGATTCTTTATGTGACCTTAACTGATGAGGATATTGAACACAAGTGCCAAGCGATGAGATCGCATATATCGCAGGACAGACCCCACCCTTCTGAACGATCCGTTGAAGCCATTCGAGCATTAGCGGTACTTCGAGGAGCGCAAGCGGGTGTTCATCTTGCTGAGGCTTACGAGGTTCGTCGTTGGCTAGTTTAACTGTAACCATTTTCCAACCCTCCCCTTTTTCTACCCTAAACATTTTTGCTCGTGCCGCAATATCTGACGCGGTGATTCTTTTGACTACTGCCCAGTTCACTGCGACATCTCCTGATACAGACGGATCAAAGAAGATAACGGGCATGAAACACATCCGCTTGGGCGGGAATCAAGAACCGAACTGGTTAGCACTGTCCATAGCGAAGGAGTTGCAACCACTTTGCGATACCCCTCTAGGCAAAGGTGATTGGAGGGACAAACTTCTTTCTCAGATAACATTTCGTTACAAATCCGCTCCGTACTTTGAGGAGAATATCCAAGAGGTTAAAGATCTACTTTACATTGATACTTCCTTAGGGGATCTTAGCGAACAAACCTTTAGATGGGCGCACAAGAACCTCGCATTATGGTCGCATATTTACAAGGACACCGAAGTAACCATTAAAGAGCGCAATAAGGGCGGTTGGATACTTGACCTGTGTAAAGAGATCGGCGCGACTCGAATGATTACGGGCAAACCTAGCCTGAACTATATGAACCATCAAGAGTGGGCAGACGCGGGAATCGAACTTGTAGCACAAGATTGGAAATGTGCTACATATCCCCAACATAAAAAAACTTGGTATCCGAACTTGAGTGTACTTGACTCAATCTTTTATCAAGGGTGGGAAGCGACGCGCCATCATATATCGACGGGCAATTAGAACGGGAGAACTGACTCCTGTTCCTCCTCGGGATCGGAGAAGTCGTTTTTACCTAACTTGCGCTCGGCTGGTTTGTTAGACGGTGGCGTATATGCGAGATCGCGGGACTTGGCTTCCCATTTGTCATCGAGATCAATACCGTTGACGAGAGTAGCAGCATCGCTGTACCAATGATCGAGTCCGCGACCCATCATGCGACCTTGACCCGTGTGCATACATAAAGCATAGTCGGGCATGGGGATTGTTTCGTTAGTCGTATAAGCGACATGGCAAGCGTGATCGAGCATACGAGATTTCGGCGAACGAGCCATAAGCAAAACGGCGTGAACAAGTTGAAGGCGTTCGGGATGATTACGGTTTTTCCACGCAAGCAGTTCTTTGTAGATTCCGTGAAGCGCGAACACTTGTTGAGGTAATTCGGGATTGGCGAGTCCGATATCTTCGGAGACCATGATTAGTAGTCGTCGCCAACAATACTGACCATAACCCGAACGATCGAGTTCGACCGCCCAAAACAATGCTGCTTCGTCGTCGGATCGACGGATGGCTTTTTGTAAAGCGGACACGACTTCGCCCGCGTTATATCCGCGAACGGTTGGAATTGAATTGAACGACATACTGCCTCCCTAGTAATTGTGTTTACGACGATACAATAACTTTACGAACTTTGAATGTAAAGGCGTGTCGCAATTAGAAACCCTCGTTTTTGACCACAAACAAAACTTCGTGTGGATGGTAATCCATTTTGATTGTTAACGGCATAGACGGTGGAATCATTTCGATAACTCTACCAATTGCCTCACTTGTGTCAACGAACCAATGATGATCATCCGCATTGTTATGTGGATTACGATCGGTGAGCATAGTGAAGGCGAAACCTTTATCTACCGTTGCTGCGATGTTTTGAATCATCTTGGTTAGGTTTTCCCATCTTTCTTTCTCATCACGAGTGGCGAGCGCACCAATTGTTCCTATACCAATACTCCAATCTGACCTCACATCAAGGGGGGTTGAGTAAATGTCCCATAGACGAAACTTCTCACCATGTTTTTGTTTAGCGAGATCGACCATTTCGGGCATTAGGTCAAAGCCGTGATAACAAACATCCACACCCTTTTCCCACAAGAATTGAGATAGATCGCCCGTACCACAACCAATCTCCACAACACAATCACCTCTGCGGATATCTAAAGCGTCATACACGGCGGTATAACGGCGATATTGAGATCTTTTAGATCCCCAACCATTAACCTCGTGCCATTCTTTAGCGTCACTTATCATATTTTGATAAAACTTTTGAAAATCTACATCATCTTTGCCCACGGGATCTCCAACATCTTTTGATATTCGTGTATTTGATGAGCAACGCCCATCCGCCCTCTGCGTTTAATTGCGTCCCCAAAGAATCGTTGAAGGATTTCGATGTCCTTTTTCTCTCTTTCGAGGTTCCTAGTGAAAGACATACCGCCTTTAGTTTTCATAGTTCCATTTCCGAACACATCAACTAGAGCGTACCTTGTATCGATCAAACATTTGCGATGGTGATAAGCATTTAACGCGCTTATCCAATAATCTTCACTGGAGGCGATTTCTGTGTTGTAAGCCAACTTTGAACCCGCTATTAGCCCTGTGAAACCTCCGTTGACCCAACCCCAAGTTCGATACGGTAAACCTGATACATAGTAATGGGGCACTGCGCTCGCCGATACACCGAATAGATAAACGCCGAATTGTTTTGCTTCTTCGGTTAGGCGATCACAAAGACTTGTTGCTGCTGTTGGATCGAGGAATCTAGCCTTTTCTCCGACCGCATATTCTAAACATGCGACCTTGCCAATATCGTCGTCGATCATAACTACATCACCATACTTTTCGTAGATCCATTGACGCTTGGCACTAATACCGTGAACGCTGTCGGGATGTCCAACAATTCGTAAATCGGGATGAGCCTTTTGGTATTTTTCTACTTCTGCGTCGGGTACACAAATATCTAATCGTTCGGGAAGAAATACTTTGTGTGTGTTGAGCAAATCAGGTCTGCCCATTGATGGAATAACAATTGGTACTTCGCCGTCTTTACGCTTGGTCATTTTGAGTCACCTCTGGAATGATCCCGTGCTTTTCCATAACCTTGCGAAGTTCGGATACAGGAAGCATGTGCGACCAACTAGCAGGTCGTTTTTCTGCTTTCCAACATATCCATTTACCTTCGAACATAGATCGAATGAATAGAGAGTCTAATTCTGACTCGGTGAAGAACATTACATAGTCATAGTATTCACCAGGCTTTGCGAGAAGTGGATAGATTGCTTCTTTCGGAACAATATCTTCAATATCTTTGAATAGTTTGTCCACCTGTGATTTATCAAGTCCAGGAATGTCCGTGCCAGTTTGTTCCAATAATGTGCGTAGTGCGTCCTCGTCCCATTTCGCTTGATCGCCTACTGCGTTATCGGCTAGACCACGGCGTAGTGCGGTTTCGTCATCGTCATCGACCCAAAATACATTGACATGCGCCCAACCTAAACTTTGCGCTGCTAAGAATGTGTGGTTGCCCGAGATGATTCTGCCTGTGGATCTTTGCGCAATAATCGCTCGGTGTTGACCAAACTCTTTAAGACTTTCGGCGATTGCTTGAACATTACCCTTGCGAGCATTTTGTGGATCGAGGTGGAGTTCTCCTAACGGCACTACTACTACCATCATTGGATCAATTTCGGGTTTATTAGCCATCGGTACTCACCTTATCTAGTCCTTTCCAACAAGCCCCGAGCGGGAGTTGGAGTCTTTTGATTAGTTCAACCTCAACTTGACCTTGAGGCAATTCTTTTTGCCATTCGTCCCAGTGAGTTTTAGTCACACGAAAACGAATATCTCCCACACCTATTGATATTTGAGTTCCTGATCGATGTCCTGGCTTAGTAGATCCGCCCGCATAGATTTCAGCAACATCTTCTTGTGAGAATCCTGTACCAACATAATCATTTACTTCGCTTAATAATGTTTTTAACATTTCTGCGTCATAAGTTGCCAAATCTGTTGTTCGGTTATCCATAATCGCAATTCGAATAGCCTCAACATCATCTACATCTAACCACACAACAGATACAGTTTCCCATTTTAATGCCTTTGCTGCTTGGACGGTGTGATTACCAACGAGAACAGTTCCATCCCTACGAGCAACAACTGGACGGTATTGACCGAACGCTGCCAAACTTTGACTTATCGCGCCGATGTCGCCCATTCTTGCGTTTCCTGAGAATGGTTTGAGTGCAATTATCGGCACTTTCTCAACATTGATTACTGCGTCTGCGCCCATATTACTTTGTTTTTTTGTTGGCTTTGGATCGGCGGGCGGGAAGCCTAATTTTTCGCGTACAACTAGAGCAACTAAATCTTTAGACTTGTTGTTATCTTCAAGTAAATCTGTTTTCCACATAAAGAATGGGTCATACTCAACTTCCCATTTATATTTACCGACGCTTATTTTGATTTTGAAATCATCATCATCTTCTTGCGGTGGAGTGTCGGTTGGGTTTGTTATTTCTTCTAGTTGACCAGTGACAATTGATTCTAATTTTATGAGGTCATCATGATTAAACCCGGTTCCTTCGAGGCTTTCTAACATCATCAGTAAATCGAGTAGTGCTGTGTCGTCATAGTTAGCAAGATCCGTGAGGCGGTTATCCGCTAGAACAATTCTTTTGGCGGTGATTGGATCAACATCTACCCAAGTAACTGCGATCATCTGCCATCCGAGTTTTCTTGCTGCTTTTAATGTGTGCCAACCCGCTAGTACTTCGGAGGTTCTTCGGTTCGCGACGATTGGTCGATACTGTCCGTGATACCCCAAAGACTCAACTAATAACTCAACATCGCCTCGCCGTGGATTATTCGGGAACTCGCGGAGTTCCATGATCGGGACCATTTGCGCACCAGAGATTATTGATTTCATTTTCTTTTTACCTTACGCTTAATCTCAACCCCATCAACAACTTTCCGACAATAACAATCAAGATACTCACAATTTTGATACATTTTGATCGCTTCTTTTTTAAGTCCTAGAGCGAGTAGTGATCCACCTTTTGTACAAGAATTACATATCATATTTTGTCCAACCACGGTTTAACAATTTTGTAAACTGTTTGTTCGCTAGTTCCCATCGCTTCGGCGATAGCGCGATAAGAGATACCTTTAGATCTTGCTTCTAATACTTGTTCGGTTCGCAACTTTGATGTTGTAAGAATTGATTCCTGATGAAATCTAATAAATCCCGTCGCTTCTTTAATTGATTCCAACAACAATGAGTTTTCTTCGATTTGCTCGGGAGTAAGTGGAGGCTTTTTGCGGTGCGCTCTTGCCATGTCACTCCTTTATTTAACGGGGGTTAAGTTTCTAAACTTATCTTAATGGACCTGTAAAGGTCAAGCGAATCATGTTTTCTTTACTTCGAGTCGGGGCTGTGAAGCATAACGAATGAACATACTTTGGGGAGTCATCGATCAACATTCCAATATCGACGAGTCCATCAACTGCTGCTTTGACGGATGGGAAACAAGATCCCGTGTCTTGGAGTGGACCTTTGAGAGTTAAGTCAACAACAATGTCCACCCATTCAAACTTGGGTGCTTTATGGAATTGTCCGAGAGTAGCAAAATCATTACGCCATTTTTTAGTTAACTTGGCGCGTTCCCATTTGTTTCCTGATCGTTCAGCGTTTGTCGTCCACGCTCGTTCTCGATATTCAACTGTCCATGTTTCCATCATCTACACCATAACGGGAAGCAAGCCATCCACGCGATCGGGATTCGGCTGGATGATTGTGTACCCATCCGTGACACGCTTGGCATAATGATATGAGGTTTTCAGGATCGTGCGAACCCCCTGCTGATCTTCTGAGAAGGTGATGGATATGCTCACCGTTTCCTGAACAGTACTGGCTAATTTTTGCGACGCATTTGAATCCATCGCGAACCAAAACGATTTGTCTAACATCTTTCCATACCTCATCCTTCTTAACTAACTTTTTGGATTTTGGTCGAATCCGTTTCGGTTTTTTCTTTTCTTTTTTTTCAGGCTTGGGAACTGGCGTGAACTCCCTCAATTGACTTTCGCTCCCCTCCACCCAACGATAATTGTTGGGTAGTTAAAACATCTCGATCTAGGTCGCGAGCATACTCCTCGTACACCTTCCAAAACTGAGATCTAAGAGTGTCGAGATTATTACTTGTTCGGATTTCCCACCATCCGATTGTCTCAACCGCCTTAGAAACGGCTGGATGGCTAAATGCGGGCTTTTCGTTGGGTGCTGAGGTCGAAATACCCTTCCGCACCTCCGCCCACGCCGTTGCCCTGCTAGGGGCTGTTAAACCCTTACCTGAGGCGAGTCCGCGACGGATTGCTGCGGGACTTGGGGGACGATCTTCGGTCAAGAGCCATGTGCGCACAACTGAGCGTGTTTCTACGAAATCGAGGTCGGACATAAGATCCGCCCACACCGCCACGGTTTCTTTGGTAACTTGCCACTGCGGATAACCTGCCGCTAAAACTCCAACTAATTGCCCTGCCTCTGCTTGGTTCATTTTCTTACCTCCGATAGATAGTCCATAACCGCACTTACACCTGTTTTTTTCCGTTGTTTCTGAGTTGCTTGTAGTCGTAGTCGCTCGTACTGCTTCCGTAATGCCATCGGGCTGAGAATGTTGCTTGACCAAAAGTCGTCCGCCTGACACCAATCGATCG